TGAAAGTGTTGTTAAGTATCACAGCCCGCGCTCCGTTTCGCCTTTCACCCGCCAGTCCTCCCGTTCACCTGATGACATGACCGGCAGCGATGTGATGGCTGCACTGGGTATGACACAGAAACGTGCACCCCTCGGTTATTCTGCCTTCTTTGGCAAAATGCAGCTCAGTCACCATGACAGAGACCGCGCTGTAGGGTTGCTCACTGTGACCGGAATGAAGTCATCAGTGCATTATCCGGCCCTCACTAAATTGCCTGAAGATGAGCGACTGGCGGTCGTTACGGTCATCGCGGGGTATGCCTTTCTCGATTATGCGCGCAGCCCGGATACCGAATCGCCATGTCACGCCTGTCACGGCACGGGCCTTCGTAACGGAAAGTATTGCAGTAAATGTAACGGAAAAGGTGTCGTGCGGGCAGCCTGCAAGGACTGCAAAGGGCGAGGGGAAGCGGTTAACCGTGTGATGACACGATTCCAGGGTGTGCCGGTTTATCAGCCCTGTAAGCGGTGTTCCGGGCGCGGCTTTGAACGTATTCCTTCCGCTGTTGTGTTCAGGGCGGTGTGTCAGGTCACGCAGGCTGTTACGCTGGATACGTGGAACAAAAGCGTGAAGCAGCTGCTGGAGTTTCTGGTCGCCGAGCTGCATCGGGAAGAAGCCTGGGCCGAGAAGATGTTATCGCGCATTACTAAATAGCGAGCGATAATTCATGTAGCGATGTTATAGCTCGCTATTTACTTTTCCATTTTTTGTGTTAGATTGGCTCTAACGATGGGTAAATGACCCTCGAGAGATTTCTATTCAGCCCTGGCATTTTGTCAGGGCTTTTTTTATGTCCGGATGCCGTCACTGTATCCTGCTCATCCACCGGCTCCGGCTATCTTTCTCCTATTCTGCGCGGCAAATCCTGATGAGCAAACTCACAACCGGGGTCGCTTACAGCGTATCCGCAGGCGAAGTTGTCCATGGCGTCCTGACCTTTTTCAGTCCGGAAGAGTGGAGCGCCGTCGGCGTTCTTGCCGGTATCAGCCTTGCGACCATCACCTGCATCATTAACTGGTATTACCGGCGCAAGACGACACTGGCAGAAATCAGGGCATTGCGCTGTACCTGCCAAGAAGAGCCGCGCTGAAAAATGGTCATACCGGCCGCACTGCGTAACAGACTTCTGGCTGCAGCTGGTGCAGGTGCCCTGACTCTGACAATCACGCTGCTGGGCGGTCCGGATGGTCTGGAAGGGCGTCGTTATGTTCCCTATCGGGATGTCGCCGGTGTGCTCACCGTCTGTGATGGTCACACCGGCCCCGATATTGTCAGTAACAAAACCTATTCCGACAGGGAGTGCGACAGCCTGCTACGCGCAGACCTGAAACCCGTTCAGGCAGACGTAGACAGCATGGTCACGGTCCCCCTCAGCGATTACCAGCGCGCCGCACTCTACAGCTTTGTCTATAACACCGGTACTGACGCTTTTTCCCGATCTTCCCTTCTGAGAAAACTCAACGCAGGCGATACGACAGGTGCCTGCAATGAACTGCGCCGCTGGGTGTTTGCCGGTGGCAGGAGGTGGAGAGGGCTGATGAAACGCCGCGAAACTGAACGTGCACTTTGCCTGTCGGAGAGCAGCGATGACCTTAAGCCGCGTTAAGTGGGGTGCCGTTACCATCACAGGCCTGCTACTGCTGGTCATCGCGCTAAGCGTCGCCCTGAAGCTTCAGTCCTTATCGAAGGTCGTGATCACTCAGCAGAACAGGCAGCTGGCGCAGCAAAAAGCTTCAGCAGAGATGCTCGCGACTAATGTCCTCAGGGCAACAGCCCTCTTCAGCGACATTGCCCGGGCAACTCAGGATGCAAATCAGGCAGGCGATGAAGAGAGTGAGCGCAGGGTGGTGGTTATACAAAAGCTGGTCAGGGGTAACAGCTGTGCCACTGAACCTGTGCCTCGTCCTGCTGCTGACCAGCTGCGTGCGCACCGGGACAAAGTACGTACCAGTTCCGCCAGTACCGATACCGGTGAGTCTGCTGGCTGACTGCGCTGTGCCTTTGATTCCTGACCCGTTGACCTGGGGAGACAGCCTGGAGCTGAATGAGCGTCTGCTTAACGCTCTGGAACAGTGCAACCACGACAAGGCCGCCATCCGGCAAATCGAACGGAAACGGCAGAAATGAACATCCTCAGCTGGCTGAAAGGTCAGTTTATTCATCCTGAAGAAGGGAGTAATGAAATGTCAGAATCATTGAATGACGAAGCCGTTGAACAGTCCGGATTCTCTGCCGAAGCAGCGCAGACGCCACCTTCAGCTGAAGTCAAAGTGGGCGTTCATGATTTTGAAGCTGCGCTGGCGTTTGTTGAAAGTGGGGTTGCTCTGCTGGGCGAAGCCGCAAAGGACGATGTAAAAGCGCTGGCAATTAAGTATCTGTGAGCAATGCAGTGCACCCGTCGTGCAAGGCAGCGTGATCATTACAAAGAGCTTCAGGTATGATTCTCATCTAAATAGCTCAGGATGAGGATCATATGAAAATGGTAGTCAAAATTTTAGTCATCGCCATCACAGTTCTGGCAGTGCTCGCATTTGCTGTAATGATTCTGTTGATAGTATCGATCAGACCTTCAAAAGTTGATGCTGCCCAGATTGAAGCCTGCCGGCATTATGATAATCAGACCATCATGACTAAGGTTATTCGAGCTAAGACCGGAGACCAGGCTGAATGGAAAGCTTTCTCTGACGCTCAGGACGCCGCTGAAAAGAACGGGATTCTGATTGACTATGGGCATTTGACATTCGGGAGCGATATCTGGTTAGTGCCTTTTACTCAGCGTAACGGCCAGTCAGCTATCGGGGAATACTTTGGCATGCTGGACTGCACGACAGATAGTGTTGAATTCAGCAAAAAGTAATTTTTCCCACGACTGGCAACTAAGTTCCATCAGGCACATTTGAGAGTGCATCTTATGATGTCTTTTGACATATTCAGTATCATTTAAAAAAGGAATGAGTATGGGTGAAGAACAATTTAGTGAGTATCTCGTTCTAGGCGGCTTACGTCATGGAGAAGTATGGTCAGGGCCTGTTCGGTATGACAGCATTGAATTACCGGTAAAAGCAGACAAGTGACTAGGCAAGTTTTATAGGCGGGAGACTAAAGCTGAAGTAACAACACCTTTGAATGATACCTACTTCATCAGTGAATTTATTTCAGCTAATGGTTATAGATATATGGTCGCATCTACTGACCCGCTATCGGCTTTCGATGTGCAGAAGGAAATTGACGCAGTAAGCCCGGCGTTGAAAGCTGTTAAATGACCAAGCCGCCATCGGGCGGTTTTTTACCGATAAATCCTGCCGTACGCCTTGATAGCAGCAATCTTGAGCTCAACATCATCGCAATTCATATAGTCCATTAAATAATTAATTATTGGCGATGCTGTGCATCTTCCTTCACCAAGTGCATAGAGTGCTGCAAGCTTTAACTCCCGGTTTTGGCCATTAAGGTGATTTAACAAAAGGTTGGCCATAGCGTGTGGCATGCTCATAAATACTCCTTAAACAACAATAACAGGCACCCACCAGCACATGAAGCATAATGTTGACGGTGCCCAATCGTCTTAAATCCATTACAAAACTATACCAGCTCGCCTTCAAGTGCATCTGGGAAATCAGTGTTGAAAGTTGTTGCAGGTTCAACACTTTCGTTTATTACTGAATCGCCATGAGTTCTGGCTAAAAAACGCTCTCTGTAGAGATAGTAGGCAGCGTCGCATACATTTGATGTGAAATAAGCATTGAAGCCACCGCCCACCACTGCACCGGCTACAGGTATAATTTGAGCCAGTTTTGCTTTTGTAATCCTGACTCCCAGACTGCTGGCTATTTGCTGGATGATTTTTACAAAGGCATGTTGCTCCAATTGCTTCCAGGTTTGTTTTTTTGCAACCTGCTGTGAAATTTTTACCAATTGGGCCATGGCAACATTTTTTGATGCGTCAGCTGGAGAAGAAGAAAGTGCCAGAATATTAAATGCAAAAAGTCTTTCCTCTTGCCTTTCAATATCAAAGCCATAGTAGGTTGCATATTCACCAATTGCGCGCAGGTTTAGGGCAATGAGGGTAGGTATATCGATTGCGATCCCTGCTATACCGGCAGCTCCTGCGCCAGCACCTTCTGCCAGAGCTAAGCTTTTGTATTTCGCTCCAAGCCAGCCAACTGTTTTATCGACATCCTCAAGCTTGAGCTTTGAAATATTGTCCAGAGTCAGGATATGTTCATGCCCATCTGAGCGAAATTCTTCGAGAATTGCTTCAGGCCTTACAGACCATTGCGCAGCATCGTTACAAACACTGATTAAACCTTTAACAGCTTTTTGAAGAGCCTCTCCAACATAGGGTGCAGCAAGTACTGCATTACCAGCAGTGTTTAATGGTTCATTGATGACTTTCAGCGCTTTACCGAGCCATCCCACGTTTGGGTTTTTCCAGTCATGAATTTCTTTGAGTGCTTTCTTTTCATAAGTCGTAATATTCATAGCATTCCTTTGATTGTCCATTTTGACTGAAGCCGAACGCATTAGCGCCCTGAATGATTGACTATCGGAAGGAATCGAAAATTATTTACTACTATTTTTGATAGGTTGGCTCATGGCTACGCTAACTCCCAAACAGGAGATGTTCTGTCGAGAGTATTTAGTTGATCTCAACGCCACACAAGCGGCCATTAGGGCAGGCTACAGTGATAATACCGCTCGCAAGATTGGCAGTGAAAACCTCACTAAACCAGACGTAGCGCAACGCATCATTGACCTTAAATCACAACGCAACGAAAGGTTAGAGATAAACGCAGATTATGTCCTGCGTCGCCTAGTTGAGATAGACGAAATGGACGTGCTCGACATCATGAGAGATGACATGAGCATCAAACCTGTGTCGCAATGGCCCGCCTCATGGCGTCGATATCTGAGCGGATTCGACCTGGCTGAGATGTTTGAAGGTCGCGGCGAAGAGCGCGAGATGGTCGGTATCCTTAAAAAGATTAAGTGGCCGGACAAAGTCAGGAATTTAGAGCTGCTCGGTAAACACATTTCAGTGCAGGCATTCCGTGAACAGGCCACGACATCACTGACAGGCAAAGACGGCGGCCCGCTTGAGGTTGCGCTGCTTTCACGCGAGGAATACCGGCAGGCGCGCCGGGAAATGCTGGAGGATGACGACTGCTGACTTCAAGACCGCTGCACGCCGTATAGAGTGTGAAGAGGACGGGCTCTACTTTACCCGTTACTTCTTTAAGCAGCGCATCGGCAGCAGAATGATTGTCGCGCCTCATCATCAGGTGATACAGCGGACGCTGGACCGGGTGATTGATGGTGATATCCGGCGACTCATCATCAATGTGCCCCCGGGCTACACCAAGACGGAACTGGCCACCATTAACATGATGGGCAGGGGGCTGGCGCTGAACCGCCGGGCACGCTTCATGCATCTGTCCTATTCCCACAACCTGGCATTACT